GTAAGAAGGGTCTTCCTCGGGCAGGCAAAGCGCTAATTGAGGCCGCGGAGCAGAAAATGGTTGACGCATTAAGTGTCAAACAAGCTGATCCAGAGCCAGTTATAGTGCCTTGTTGCCAAGGGGAGTCCTTTCGTATAATAACAGTTGAAACTATTAAAACACAATTAAGGAGAACCACAAGAGAAATGTTCGTAGGAACTCGTGTTACACGCGAGCTCCTGGAGAAAGCATATTTTCCTTCAACATCTAGCAATTATAATAGAACAAAACGCGAAGCCGGCCAAGTTGGCGAGCTTATAGATCTTGCACTTGAGATCGGGCTCGAATTTCCAAAGATTCAGTTAACTGAATTTAAAGGAAAATTCTCACACTCAATTAGTGAAAAATGGGGTGATGACTATTGGTTGGACGAGCAGATGAATGAAAAGACACTTGAAAGTGTCGTTGAAGAAGGTGTGTGTTATGTCGCAGATACGACGGACGTCGAAGAGGCCTACAAAATTTTATATTGGCATACGTTCGTTGAAGCACAAGAAGAGGACCCTCTGGTCACTCCTGTTGGCTTAGCTGAGGCACTGAAAATAAGGGTCATTTCTAAAGGACCACCCAAACACTACTTTTGTCTCAAACCGATACAGAAGCTCATGTGGAGGACTCTAAAGAGTCATCCCACATTCGAACTTATCGGTAAGAAAGTAGAGTCGGATATAATAAATTCAGTTGCCAAAGGTGAGTTGTATGACGATGAAGAATTTGTAAACGGTGATTATGTTGCAAGTACCGATAACCTATATAGTTGGGTATCGGAGACGATTTTGGATGAGCTTCGGCTTATTTGGACCCTCGATGGAGGGTTCTTTCCTAATGAATTGTATGTAATGATGAAAAATTCACTCACTAAACACATATTCGTAAAAGTTGTAAAGACAGACACGGGTGAGAAACTAGAGGTTCGTATGAAACAGAAGATGGGACAACTCATGGGCTCAATCATTTCTTTTCCTTTTCTATGTATAGCTAATGCAGCTTTATGTAGATTTTCGATGGAAATAGATCAAGGTTGTGAGTTGTATCTTGAACAATGTAGATTACGGATTAATGGAGACGATTGTATATTAGTTGGCAATAAGAACCCTATTTGGGGTCTTTTTGCAATTTGGGAACAGGTCACACACATGGGTGGCTTGAACACATCAGCTGGTAAAACATATCATAGTAAATTTGCTGTGATAAACAGTCGTCGTTTCGATTATGATCCCTCAAGTAAATCCTGGGTTGAACAAAAGTTCGTTAATCTTGGGATATTATTTGGAATGTGTAGATCTGCTGCGGGTGAACAAACAAAGAAGTGGATTGGTGATATAGGTACTCTTCACAGAGACCTTTATAAACAATGTCCTTCTGAGTTGTGGGAGGAAGTAAATAAAGCTTTTTACTATTACAATAAAAATACTTTACG